AAAGAGTGTCATCATAACCATGTTCCCCATTGGCGTACACATGTTCACAGAACATGAACACGCATAACATAACATTAGTTAACACTAACTAACACCACACCGCACCGCCTCACTACGTTCGGCAGTACCTCGACACGCTCCGCATGTCTCGGCTTACCTCGCTACGCTCGGTGTGTCCTCGCTCCGCTCGTCCTAGTTCCGCTCACACACCGCACCACACAGTGTGATCTAATTACGTGTGATCTAACACCATGTAAGAATGTTCCACGTGAAACAATGACCCACACGGGTACGTAGTGGATTATGTGAAATCACAAAAACACTTGTATTCTAGAATAGGTGTGGTATAATTAGGGTACAAAGAAGGAGGGTCATAGTATGGTAAAAGAAAAATATAAGGAGTATATTCAAAATTCTTATGATGGTGTTTTAGAGCGAGTTAGTGGTTGGCATGAGTTATCTAACGTATTAAAAATTTTATCTGATTATATTAGTGATTGTATTAATACAACTGAGGATATTTACAACGATAAAGATATCGATTATCAATCTTATGTTGAATTGAATGAAATGATTAGTTACAAGCTTAAAGAAGTTTGTAGAATTGTAAAGAAGGGATAGTGTATGAGTAATTATACTAGTCTTAACCGTTTATGTTCTGAATTAAATAGAACGCTCGGCGTCACAAGTGACATCGAGCGTGAAAATCTTATTCATTCCTATTATAATCAAGGGCTGATTAGTTATAGGCAATATTATTTATTACTAGTTAGTGTTAGAAGACATGAATATATTAATAATACATTTGTATCTATGTATAGTGAGAATTGGTAGGTGGTAGTTATGGAGAACTGTTTCGGTAAAGTCACATTTTTACTTTATAATGATGTAAAGGTTGCCAAATATGAAATTTTATATAATGATAATGATACTTGTAATATTGATTTGAATTTGTATCATCCTTTTAATAGGCATAGCACAATATTAGAAGATATTAAAGTGAACGATGTAGAACATGCTGTTTTAGATTATATGAAAATGCAAGCTTATTGTGATACAGAAGATCGCAACAAAATGTTTGCATTTGAGATTGTGGCTTATTTTACAAAACAAATTAACAAGGAGGTTGAATAATGTTATTGGTAGATACGCCTATAAGTTTTGAATTTTATTTTACATTTGATAATTTAATTGTGGTACATTCTACAGACTATAAAATTGTTCAAGATGTATATAATAAGTATTATAAAAAGTACGGTGATAAACATGAATATTATTTATATACTGTCGGTAAATATGATTTAAAATATTAAACTTAAAGAGTGCATTAATGGCACTCTTTTTATTTTAATATTTACTTAATATATAGCTTAATAGTCGTTTTGTTTCTTGGTTGTTGTAAAATACACACCCATCACGATATGATCGTATTAACACGTTTAAACGTTGGTCTTTACGCCATAACTTAGCGATCATCATATTTTCACGGCTGGTACTTCCTATATTATAACAATAACCGTATTCTTTATTTATCTGTTGGTTAATGTAAATATATCCTGTATTCATATCAACCCATGCACCATAATAAATACCTTCAAAATATAATGTACATAAATAATCGCATTCCGGTGTTTTTTTCTTAATAAAGTCGTTTGTATCATAAGCAAAGTTACCAGCGTTATACTCTCCGTACGTCGTTCCCGATATTAATTTATGGAATTTTGATTTTTCTTTATTACCTTTTTTATACTCATTATGACAAATTTGTACGACTATTTGTTCTACAGATTCACTACCTTTAAAGGTATTAAATTCTTTGTTGGGGTCGGGTGTAATACCAAAATAACTAAAATAAGGGTTAACGATACTCGCGTTATTTGCTAATAAATATACGTGTCCTTCTCTCTGTCTAAATATAGAGTCAATGATATTTAATAATATTTCAACTTCATTCGGAATATATGCATTGAATCCGGCTTTTTCGGGTATAAATTCGTCTACAATAATTGTATCGATATCTACATAACTCGTTGATTTTAAGCTTGCAAATGCTGTTAAAGATGTTGCGTAACCCATTTCACAACCGTTTATATAAAAGGTGGTAAAATTACTACCACCTGTAATTTTAAATTCATCATCTTTGAAGTTTTCAAACTGATCATTTAAAAATGTTTTGATTTTCTTTAGGTCCGTTTTGTACCGTCTTAAATAAAGAAATTGTTTTCCTTTTTTCTTATATCGACTGATACAGTCTTTTTTGAATCCATATGTTTTACCAATCCCACGACCGCCAATGATGAAATTTAGAAATTTGTTATATGACTTTATATTAGTTGGGCTGTACCAATCAATTGACTTTGTCATTTGAACACTCCATAACGTAAGTAATTAATACCTTTTGAATTTAATTCACCGCCAGCCATCCAGCGACGTTTACCACTACCACCAATCCAACTAATCCATACATAGCCATCACGCTTAACATAACCATCATATCGTACACTCATACCATTTGTATAATATAAACCTGTGTCATTACCTTTTTGGCTTGGTGCTTCTCTGATTTTAATTGTGCAATTTGGGTAGAAAGTACCATATTCCTTAATAAAATCACTTGGAATTTCATTTAATACCTTTTCACTTTTTTCATTGCTTAAAATCATAGCTTTAGGCATGAAAGCCGTATCGAATGTAGCTGAATATGGTAGTGAAACAATATTCACTAAACCGTTCTTATCGCCTTGGTTTGCACCTAAAAAGCGACCGTATACACCGTTTATATCACTATCGAAAATGGCGACATGTGACCATGGAGTAATATTTGGCACTTCTTTAAATACAACAATTGCACCTGGTTGTAGTTCTGTAATTTCAACGCAATTGTATATCATTCCATTTGTTTGTCGGTTTAGCCAAATATCTTTAACATATCCGCTAGATGTACAATTAGCACCCTTAAATCCGTTCTTTTCGCACCAGTCAAAATATAAATCCCAACATTGTGAACCGTAAGCACCATCACGATCTACATATGTACCTAGTACTTTTCTTCTATAATCATAATATTTATTTACATTAATATTCATATTTGCTACCTCCTAGAATATATTAAAAAATAATCCATATTCTTGTAATTCCGCGTATAACTCGTTTTCGATTGTAATAACCGCACGTCTTGAGCCTTGTAATACTTCCGCTAGTGTTTGGATACCGATATTACCTTTACGCTTAAAGTTGTACTCTTCATGACCTGTCGTATCGTTCGCGCTTTTTGGTTTGGTAATTGTTTTAGCGATGTTATTAACATAGTCGTTTGTTTCAATGTCCACACGTCCTTCCGGAGTTACAGATTGTAAAGCGATACTCGTATCTTCTCCACTTGCTTGAGTATTCCCTTGACTATCACGTGTATAAGTTTCTGTATAGTTCGTGTTTGCGGTTGGGTCGTCTTGATCTTGAAAAGGAATAGTTTTAAATAATGTATAATATCTATCCATATTGACTTCAAACCAGTGTTGGAGCTCAAATTTCCAATATGCATAGGTTTCTTGTCCGATTTCATCAAACCAAAAGTGCTTTAAAATTCCGGTTTCAAAAGCTTTTCTTTTTTCAACATCATCATAGAAAGGATAATTAAAATCGAAAATCTTTTTTCGTGCGATCTCTAAAACTTCCATATCACTTAATTCATATTGAGCGTCAATTAATTCTGTAAATGCTAGGTTATGGCATACGCCGCATATTGTTTCAGTGTTTTCCGCAAGGACCGGACTTTGTAAAGTCAACAAATAATTAGGTACTTTTAATTTTTTAAACATATTAATCACCCTCTTTAATAGTTAGATCATCTTTAAAATCTGAAAGACTTGTATCACCGTCTAATTCAATCAATTTTAAGATGTCCTCAAAGTCCTCATATGGTGCAAACTCTACACTAGCGTTTAAATTAAATTTATTATTCAATTCTTCAATCGCTTTTTTACGCTCACTAAGCCAAATATTACGAGACGCAATAACCTGTTGATTGTTGGCGTTGACCTCATCCGCAACTAATCTTTCTTTTTTATCCATGTTTGCGTTTTCAATGCCTAATAGAGTCATACACTCACGCAAAATCGCTTGTTTCATGCCGTGCAATTCATCCGCAATAAAAGGTGCATTTGTCTGTAATACGTTAACGTCTTCTGTTCTGAATCCTTTTGAAGTGAAGATCGTTTGAACACCTTGTAAAATCTTTTTCATAAACACTTTGAATTGTTGTAACATACGTTTATCACCTGTAATGATGTATGGTGTCCATTGCATTGTCAAATTTTGGTCCATTGTGCGACTTGTTAAAGCTAGTTTTTTAGCGAAAAAGTTTAAGTATGGGAAGATACCAACATATAAAGGACTGTTTTTCATAACCACACATTCATTACTTGATAAATTCTTTTTAATAAGTGGGCTTGTTGATACTGTATGGTATTCGGTTGGCATTTGGTAGTGGTTAAGCTTACCGCCTAATGTGATTTCACTACATATTAATCCTAATCTTTCATCATCATAAAAGCCAATGTAACCACGTGTTTGTAAAACATATTCTAAATAGAATGTGTTAATGGATTCGGGTAAACCTTTATATTTAAACATATTTAAACTTAACATTTGTAAGTATGTGTAATAAATAAAGTCAGCCTCTCCGTTATTCATAGTAGCAACATCAACCGCATTTCTACAATAATCTGTGAACGAACTCGTATCATTCAATAAATCCATTTTTAATCATCTCCTTTTAATTATATGTTAAATAAAAAAGGTTGAACCGTCAACCTTTTTCCATTTAATGCACTTTTCTATTTAAGTAGTTACCGAATTTATCAATATTTTCATGTTGGTATCTTTCAGTGTTTTTACGGTCATAATTTCCTACATCTTTATCATGCCATAGTGTAATACCATTATCAAATACGCGTTTAATTTTTTCTAGGTCGCTTGGGTCGATATTCGTTCCTTTAATATTACATTTTACGGTCTGTATATAATTCCATGCTGATTTAGAATGTAAATTCGGATAGTCAATTGCATTTGTAGCATATCCGCGCATGTTCCATATTTGATTTAATTTATTTCGATATTCTTCAGTTGGTTTATATGCAAACAATATTAATGTATTCAAATCTAAAGCCGTTTGTCGTAGTAAATCATTTGAACCGGTTACAATACTATCAGCAGTTGCCTGTGCATCGTGAATACGTGCATTGTAACTATCCATAGCATTTTGGATGTTTGTTTGATTTTGGTACTGTGTTGTTAACTGTCTTAATTGGTTACCAATTGCGGTAGATTGACTATTAGCACTAGCCTGTGCATTTGCATTCGCAAGTGCATTTGCGTTTTGCATATTAGTTTGTTTTGTATTGATTTGGTTTTGCATGGCTGTTTGTCCAATGCCTAAACCAGCTCCAACTAAGCTACCAACAGCACCTCCAATATTACCGGTTAACGCGCTGGCAATACCACCGCTTAAACCGCCTATAGCACTTATACTAGCGTTTATCATGTTCGATTTATTGTGTAAATCGTTCAAGTTACTAGCTAGATTAGCATTTCGTGCGGTTACACTTAAATTTAAATTATTCTGTAAGCTTGTTTGAGCGCTTAGTGCATTACCGGTTGCGCTTGCTATAGCTGAATTTGTTTCATTTGAGCGCCTAATATTGGATAACCCAACGTTCATAGAGTTACGTGAGGATTGTAGCATTAAAGCGGTTGTATCACTAATAATAGGTAAACTTGATTCATATTGAGACTCAAAAGAGTTATCTAAGTTTAACATGATATTATTACCAATAGAATTTTTTTTCACTTTATAATTAATTGGTACAACATTCATTTTAGATGAATTTGGTGAACCTACAAAAGCGAATTGCATTTTATGTATATTTTCCCATAACTCATTTTTAAATAATTTTGTTGTTCCATTGCTATCGCTTAACACAAAATAACTGTAAGGATACCATAGCATTTTAGTGTTGTCACTTGCTCCAATACCTAAATAACTCATAGCGTCTATAAATCGTGATTTTGCGAACTGGTCTGAACTAGAGTCATACATACTTGACATAACATAGGGCTTATAAGTTAGTATTTGATAGTCACCTTCTATTTTACCCTCAAAGCAATCTCTTTTTATAATAATTTGGTTATCTTCTACCACTAAACCGGGAATTGAATTCGTTACAACAATAGAAACACATTTACCAACTAATTTATCATCTGATCGTATTGCGTTCATAATTTCACTTAAACCATTAATAGTCACAACCGCTCCGGATGTTGAGCCTATTTTCAATGTTTTTATATCACCGCCTGTAATTCGTGAAAAAGGAAAAATATAATAATTAATTTGTGATGGACTCCCTAGCGTTCCATGTGTGTATGTGTCTTTTCCGTCCATTGTACAAGTCATACCAATAATCGCATAACTTCTATCTTGGTTTGGGTCTAATCTAATGTTGTTTTCACTAATCAAATCCGTTCCAATCTCTAAATTTTCGGGTTGTGTATTAATACATGGGTAATATTGATTATCTTGTGTATAAAATTGTGGTCTATGCTCGTATGCGATGTATGACTCCATAAAATTACTTTCAATTTCAAAACGCCATGTTTGTATTACATCTGTTTCAAAACTAATACTTGTTGCGTTGTCATTTAAGTATCCTAAACTTGTGATAAAGCAGTAAATCCATTTTGCTTTATTTCCTGTATTTCCATTTTGATAAATCAAATAATTGTATAAACGTAGATCATCATAAACACCTGGTACGACTACCGTTCCATCTTTTCTTTGATACGTGTAATTTTCAAAAACAATATGATCGTAGTTAGTAATAAAGAAATTAAATTGTTTTTCGGGGGTATCGAATGCACCCCAAAAAGTGTTATTCATTGCGTCAATTTCTAAACCCTTCAATAAATAAATTTTTGATTGCGGTGTAAATTGACTGTTTACAACTCCTATACTCATCTTAATCATCTCCTTTTATTTTATCTTATTAAAAAATAGTTGAATGTTCAACTATTTTATTTGTCTTTGATATAATCATAAATTTCACGTGCCTTAGTTCCTCTTTGTGGTTGGTTCGGTTCGGCTGGTCTTTCATAATTTGCTAAAAATTCAATCGCTAGTGTGTACGGGTCAGCAGTCGATTTTGAAAAGCTCGCGAAACTTTCGGGATAGGTTGTCGTGGCTATCCATTGCTGGTTGTTTTCCATTTCCCATTGAATTCGTTCGCATTCACCGACTCCAAACTTTGATACATCCGGGTAATATCCTTTTTCTTTTAGCCAGTCAATTATTTTCGTCCACGGTGTCCACTGCACTAAACCATATCCACGACTTGCTACCGGTTGTGCAAAGGGTACATCACCCTCCCACCGGTTCGGGTTTACAGTACTTTCAAAATAAGAGTTTCCTAATATACCAGCAACCGCATTTGCGGTCCAACCTTTAGCCTTGAAAAATTGCCAAAAAGCAACCCAATTTTGTTTAGATTCATCTTCTGTAAGTGGGCGCGTGCTATTAATATCACCAGGAATAAACCATTTACTTGTTGGTGTTGGCGGTTCGGGTTTGATCTCTTCTTTTGTTTTATAAAATCCAAAATCAATTCCTAGACCGTCTAACATGAAATAATGTTTAGTGTATTTATAGGATGGTTCCGGTGTTGGAGGTTGACCACCCTCAAATGTTTTCCACGCTTGACCGTAACCATTCACGATATTTGTATCATTTACATAAAAAACATTATTCGGTAACTCTGAACCACTTAAAGCGTAGCATTGATTTCCATATCTACATGTAACACCATAATAAACTAATCCAGCGTTTTGTGTAAAAGTTTGGTCGATATGACAGTGGTCACCGGTAGCCATTCCAGCCGTACCCGTATGATAAATTAGATCACCTTGTTTATATTGTGTTGCTGCTGGTGGGTTTGGGTCATGAGTAAAGCTTACAGTGACATAGCTTAATCCGTTTGGTGTCCATACGGGATTGTCTGAACTATAGGCGCGCGTATTACCTTGGTTATCGCTATAGCATAAATGACAACTAAATGGAGCATACACGGGTACACGGACCTGTCCATTAATCGCATTATCAAAAGGATGTCCACAGCAGTGTGACTCGGCTGTGGGACTTGACCATTGTGTAATATTCATGGTTTCCATAGGAAAAAGGCAAACCTCATGATCATCATGCACTAACTTTTGACCTGGTTTCATAAGTTTAATTCCTCCTCTATTTCTACTAATTCTCTTAACTTATCTTTACAGATATTATATCTTTCATAATCCACATCCTTTAGTATATGCATGGCTTGCATGTAAAACTCGATGTAGAAATAAACACTTAAACATTCCGGTAAGCTATAGGGAATATCTTCCGGCTTTTTCATCTTATATATACTTGATAATTCACATTCTTTTTTATTCATATTTACCACCTCATTTATATAATAAAATAAAACTAGCTTATGAGCTAGTTTTTTCTAAAATAATTGAAATACATGCGTCAACATACAAATGCCCTGCAGCAGGCGTATCTGTTTTAAGCTTAGCGAAATATGGCAAATATTTCATCGCTATTGTAGTATATATAAATTGTGGGTCATCTTTTGAGGTTGTGACTGTTACATTATCATCTAGAATCAAATAAACATAATCTATTAATTCACCTGTACTTTTGTTTTTTAATTTACATGTGTTATCACTTAAAAATGATCTCTTAACTGTATAACCTTCTAAGTCTAAATTCCTAACAATAATGTTGTTGGTATAATAAGGAGCAGTTGGTAAATAATCAAAATTATATGTAAAATAATAATCTAATTTTTTAATATTTTTATCTTTGCTTTCTGTTAAAACATAATATTGATCTGTTCCTATTTTATTAAGTGAAACATTATTTTCAACGGTTGGTGTAGGCTCTGTTGTCCAAGGGAAAATGTTTTCGCTTGTATCACTATACTTTTGTTGGATTTCAACGATATTAACTTTACCCACTCCAACATTAATAATAGGCTTAGTGTCGATTTGATTGTTTTCAAGCCATAAACTGCATTCATTTTTTGCATTAAAAATTGCATTCACTTTTAATATTGAATATTTAATATTAACAGTTGGAAGTACCGTGTTATTTGTGCTATACACATTAACTAAATATTTATTATTGTTTGAGATATCACAATTATTAAATGTTATTTGTTGTTTCTCCACACTCATTATATTCGGTAGAATAAAGGTGTTTGCATTATCATAAGTATGAATATAACAATTATTAAATTCAAAATTATCAAGCGAACCGAATAATTCAATTGTTCCATTCGGTTCAAATTTTGAGAAAGTGCAATTATTAAATATAAACTTACCACCAATATATCCATCAATAATTTTAGTTCTTTGTTTATAGTCTTCATCATAATAAAATAATGTTTTATTAATACTATAAACCACACCATTAAATTGATTAGTGACATTAATAAGTTGTGTATTTTGTAAATTACATTCATCTAATAATAAATGTTCTAGCGTGTTACTTATAGGTGAAATATTATTGAATAAATGTTTAATATCAACAAAATTACAACACTTAAATTGAGATGAAAAAAAGTTTTCAGTTAGTGGTAAATTACTTATTACAGCACGACTAAATGTGATATTACTAAACACACAATTATTTATTTGTTTTGTAAACGTGTTGTTACCTAATATAATCGTAGCATTAATACCTATTATATTCGTGTTACTGATATTCGTTAAAGTATTATCAATTAAATATGTTTTATTGCTTAATAAAATATATTTATGATTTGCGTTTGCCTTGGCAAAACATTCTGTAAAAGCTGAACTATCATTCGTAACACCATTACCTACAGCCCCAAAATTTTCGGGTAATAAGAAAGGAAAATCATTATTTTTTGTAACTTCCTGCCACAATGTACTTTTAAATGTTTCTAAATTTGCGTTAACTAAATTAGTAACCGTTTCTGTTAATGTTGGTTGTAGTTCGGTCCATTTTTCATCAAACTTAGTGTTTGTTGTTGTTTGTGCTAACTCAATAACTTGAGGTTTTAACTCTTCCCATTTCTCATTGAATGTTGTTGTTGTTTGTGTTTTAGCTAAATTATTAACTGTTTCTGTCAATGTTGGTTGTAATTCTTCCCATTTTTCATTAAATTTATTACTTGTTGTAGTTTGCGCTAATTCAATCACTTGAGGTCGTAACTCTTCCCATTTTTCATCAAATTTATTACTTGTTGTAGTTTGTGATAATTCAATAACTTTCGGTTTTAACTCTTCCCATGATTTATTAAATTGTTCAATTGTTGTATCTGTTGATAATTGGATGATCGTAGGTCTTAATTTTTCCCATTCCTCATTAAATTTATTCGTTGTTGTTTCTTCCACCAGTGTAATAACTTGTGGTTTTAAAATATCCCACTGTTTTTTAAATTCGGCGTCTGTTGTGTCCTGTGCCAATTTAATAACAACCGGCTTTAATTCTTCCCATGCCTTATTGAATGTTTCAATTGTTAAATTTGTGACAAGCTCAATAACTTGTGGTTTTAGAATTGACCATTTATAGTCAAATTCCTCATCTGTCCATTCCTTGGTTGCTTGTTCTAATAAAGGAACTACTGTATTCCATGCCTCAATCGTTTCATTCATAGCCGTTACGAGTGTATAAACGTAACCCTGTAAATAGTTTAAACATTGGTAAACATTCATACCCGTATTAAATGCGCTCACATATTGCTGAGCTAAATTCTTACCACTTAACTTTAAAGGCTCGAACTCCGGTAAAAAGTTATTGATCTCAAATTCTTCATGCAGTTCTGAACTTGAAATACTTTCGCTTTCGCTCGTAGATGTTTCACTTGAATTTAAAATATTTTGTTTTATTTTATCAAAATCCATACTATTCACCTTCTTTATATCCGATTAGTTCTTTTAGTTTATCCGGTAGGATGTCACTATTGATTTTAGAAATGTTTTCGATAATACTAACCACCTCTGTAATAATCGCATATGTACAAATCACCGGTACTAAATCAACTCCAAACGGCAAAGTTAAATAAGTTTCCGCATAGTTAATAGCAATACCTAAAGTGTAACAAAAGATAAAGCCAACCTTTTTAAAAAGTCCGTCCCTCAATTTGTTTGACTTGATTTGTTCACATTCTCGTAAAGCTCCAACGATACCTGTTACTAAATCCAAACCATTAAATACCAATGCCACTAGAATAATTTTCATATTAATCACCTCTTTCATTTTCTATAATATAAAAAAATAGTTGAATGTTCAACTATTTTCTAATTTCCTATTTTTCCTTGTCCTAACCATTTTCCATTTTTACGAATTCGGCTCGTACCTTGGTTTTCTTTTCCTACTTTATCATAACTATATTTTGCTATGTCCTTCCATGAGTTTGATTTTCGTATCTTTAAAAATCCACTATCTTTATTTAAGGATTTTAATACTCCACTTTTACGGATACCCCAAGGCCTAAAGTCGGGAATAACCTGTTGAATGCTGTAAATATTAGAGTGTGGAAAAGTAACATCCTCACCTTGTAATTCAATTTTAACATGTGTTGTATCATTTGATAATTGAATAAATTTACTCCATTGACTCGCACGAGCCGTGCCATCCCAACCTTGACGATAATTTAATGGCATTTGTCCGGTATGTGTAAATATTTTTTCTCTTAATAATTCTGTCCATGAAGCCTGGTTGTCTGTTGACTTGGATACAATAATAAAATAGTTATACGGTGTAGAAGTATCACCAACATAATACCCATCCGCCACATACTGCTGAGCGTCTGTTATAGCATAACCGACTAAATCTAAAATAAACGTTACGCCATAATTTCCATTATCTGAGAAGTTAATACCTTTACCATATCCGGACGCGTGCGCCGTTGCTAATGGTGCTCCAAACGGTCCTGTATTGTCCGGTGAGCCACCTAAAACAACATTCGCATAGGGTCCGGTGTTGTCATATGCACCATAAAAATATTGCCATGCCATTATACACCACCAGCCAAATCGTTTTCAGTACTTCCGCTATTTGTACGAATGTATGAACCACCGTCAACACTTCCACCAAAGATATTAATATTACCGGTTGCGATGTTTCTACCATCTGTCATATGACCATCGAAAATCGTAGCACCCGTTTGTGTCCAAGCGCCACTGTTTTTCAAGTTCGTTAACAAGATTGATAAATCATCGTACATTTTACCAATTTTAGAATCTTGATTATCAATATATTGATTGATCGTATTATTTACATATTGCGTTAACTCCGGTTTTAATTCTTCCCATGACTGATTGAATTGATTGATTGTTGTTTGTTTCGTCAACTCAATCACTTGAGGCTTTAATTCTTCCCATGACTCATTGAATTGATTGATTGTTGTTTGTTTCGTCAATTCAATAACTTGAGGTTTTAATTCTTCCCATTTCTCATTGAATTGCTCGATCGTTGTTTGTTTCGTCAACTCAATAACTTGAGGTTTTAACTCAGCCCAGTGCTTATCGAATTCACTTTTAGACAGCTCAATACAATATTTAATCATTTCCTCAATATTTTTATTCCATTTTTTAACAACATCGTTAACAGCCTTAACCAGCCAACCAATATAACCTTGTAAGTAATTTAAACATTGGTAAATATTCATACCCGTATTAAATTCACTCACATAGTTTTGAGCTAAATTTTTACCGCTTAACTTTACCTCGTCAAACTTAGGCAAAAAATTATCAATATCTATTTTGATCTCTTTGTTTTGCTCAAACTGTTCTTTAATTGTTTGACTTGCTGATTGTTTCTTTTTAGTTTTTCTTAACATGATCTCACCACCTTCAAATACATACTAATACAAAACAATTAAAAATAAAAGAAAAAGAGTTAAATTAATAACTCTTTTTCTAGCTTGCAATTTGCCTAAATAATAGAAAGGAGGGGTGTCATGTCCTACTCATGACACCGATATTATAACATAACTATACGTTATATACAACCTTAATATCACAAGTTACTTCTGAAACTGTATCTTTAATTGTTACAGTTGCTAAACCTTCCGCGTCAATAGCGTCTAAACCTTCAATCTTAACGTGTTTTAAATCACTTTCGATTGTAGCTTTAACTTTATCCTCTACACTAGATGTAGCAGTCAAACTATACTTAGCATTTAAACCACTTGTTTGAACTGTAAATGGTACGGTAATAGTCGCACCTTTACGAACTTCAACAACTTGTGGATTTGAGTAGATAGCTGTAACTTTTTCCTCAACATTTCCGGATACGAACGCAATTGCGTTTGCGAATCGACTTGTCGCGATTCCTTCCCAGTGGTGTAGAAAATAATTCCAATATAAGCCCTTAGCGTTATAAGCAACGCCTACACTATACTTTTGGTCAAATACACGATAAATTTCTGAGTCACACACGATAGCTTCAATAGTACCTTGCGCCGTGCTTGGTAAAGTCGGTAATACTAATACATGTGTTTTGAATTGAGCAAACTCTAATTGGAATGTTTGAGCTAACCAATCAATGTTTAAGTAACTATTTGTTTTACCATTCAAAATAACATAGATATCATCATATTCATTTTGTTTAGTAACTGCCATAGCGTTATATTCATTTGTTGGTTCAGTTAAGTATGATACGTATTCTGTAATTTTACGAGCTAATTCTTTAGCAGTTTCCGTATCTGTTACAGCATTCGTATTTACGATCTTCATATGTCCATTTTCATAATGAGTGACTAAAGCGGATTTCATGTAATTATAATCGTCTTTATTATCACCATTATACATAGAGTCAACAATACGAGCAATCAAACTGTTTACACCATCCCATGTAACGAAATATTTACGTAAATCATCATCAGTAATAGTTGCTGGATAATATGACTTTCTATTTACTATGTAAAAAGCTGTTTTAATATCCGGTAAACTTCTCTTAAACAGAGTGTTTTCAGCGTCCGCTTGGTCGTAAGCGTGCTCTTTGGCGCACTCAACGAAATACTCTTCCATAGTATAACCAAGTGGCATATTCTCCATTTTGAAAGGCGCTAACTTGTTTGTTAAAATATTTCGGTGTGCAATCACTTTACCAATACGAGTTGCTAAATTCATAAACTCAACACCTAAAGTATCCGGATATTCTAATAAACCGTTCATAAACTCTAAAGAACTTGTTTCGTTTGGGTCTCCAATTGTACTTTTAAAGTTACTTGAACTCATTGCATACATTGCACTCGCGACTTCTTGACCTGTAGGTTCATGGTCCATACCTAAGTCATTTTGTAACGTTTTAGTTACGTCTTTTCCTGTTGTTTTTGACATCTAAATCACCTCTTTTATTAAATCCCTAATTTCCTTAAATCCATTGGTGCCTCATGTTTTGGTTTTTCTCCGCCCGATTTTTCGACACCAATTTGCATAAATAGTTTAGAATTTGCCTCTGTCAACGAGGTATTCTTTTCAACTAATTTTGTGTTTTCGGCTTTCAAATTGTCTAATTCTGTATAAGTTTTTTCGACTTCAGCACGCATATCATTCAGCATAGTTGAGCGTTCCGCTTGATCTTCAACCGTTAACACTTCCGTAAACTTGTTTCTAAGTTCATCACGTTCCATTTTTACACATCCCTTCTATTTATAAATATATGATATTAATATTGTAAAGTCAATAAAAATAAAACCCTCTTTTACGAGGGTTTCATAAATATAGGTTGTAAAGTTTAAAGTGTTACCAGCTAGATTACTATGCCTAATTATGTTATCAGCACGTTTCACCGCGAGTAATTCTGATATACATGTCTGATTTCCGTTCTTTATTCCTTACGTTTAAATACTAGCATATTATTTACTTTTTGCCAAATCTTCTTTAACTTTATCTTTAACATATTGACTAAACTTTTTCTTTTTCAATAAATCTTCAATATAATCAACAACTTCAACTTCATCTTTGTTAACACAAACGCAATATTTATTAACATGTTCTCGATACCATTTATTTCTATTTTCTTTCGACTTCTCACTCATCATCGTCATCACATCCTTTTACATCATCTTTTTCATCCTGCCATACTAACGGCATGCCTAATATATAGGTGTGTACAAAATCACTTGTATCATGGTTTACAATACTCCAGCCATTTTCTAAATATTGGTTTAACATATCAATATCTTTTCGATAAGCGGTATAATCATAATCCTTTATACTTCTCACAACCACCACTTTATTTTTGAGCGGTGGGCTTCCGAACATGATTTCGTTAAATTCTTTTAGAGTTTTATCACACTTTTTAAATATTGCGTCACCATGATGATAAACTTCATGTGCTAAACTATCAACTTCCTTATTCAAATATTTATGATTATCAATCAATGACTCATATTTACAATATATAACCAAACAAAAAACTGCTAACACAATAATACACATTAATATCATTAAAAACATAAAATCCATTTTTCTACTCCTTTATAATCCAAATAATCATTAATACCATTCCTATAATATACACAACAAATAGAAATGTTACGCTCAAACAACAAAATGCCATGAATAAATAATACAATATATTTGTTAAAACACTTATCACTTTACCACCTTCCTATCTACTTTTAATGCTGAATTGTCTATCAACTAACACAATACCACCAGGTACATGTGTTTTCTTTAGGCAATCATTAATTACATTTCCAACTCTAAAATTATCATATGTTACATTCTGTTTAGCTCTCTGTGTCATACCAGCACACTTAACATTTAGATAATAACAAACACCCTCACGAATATAATACAAATTATCTTTGCAATCATTCTCACTAATAAATTCTTGTTGGTGCTCCACATAATCCTTATAACTAATTTCAATTTCTTCCACATAAGACTTAGCCCCAATAAAATAAGATCGTGTAAATACAGATTCTAAACCCCAATAACCTAATTCCTTATCATCAATAATATCTTTTATTGCGTCCGGAACTTGTGTACCCACTAGATGTATTGAATCCGTGTCAATATATGCGACTCTATGTATACCTACCTTTTGAGCAGTACTAATTGTATATTTACGTGCATATGCGGTAACAAATTCTCCGTAAGGCAAATAAATAGGATCACGAAATTGCTCATCAATAACCTGTTTCACTTCTCCATCTTCATACGTTGTAAACATAGGATCGTGTAACCTTAATACACCATCATCCTTATCAATAAATGGGATTTTAGGTGTTACATTTGGGTTCGTTGCGAACTTGCCATAAACTGAATTTAATTGTCTTTTGGCAATAAATCTTTGAGCACCTTTAGAATTCTTTTTAACTTCCATTTGCTCGTCAATAAACTGTCTTGCAATGCCTACACAACCTCTAAATTTATATCCGTTAATGAACTCCACATCATAAATATCATATTGTTCATTGAATAACTCCCAATCAACACTTGTGACAGTCATTCTCACAATATCACCGTTTGAGCTGTCCACATATTTTTTACTCCCAAAAAATCGACTAAACTTATCTAGACTAATACAAGGTATATGATCTTTTTTAACATCAAAAGCAAAACTCACAACACCAACCCATAAAGGGTATTCATCATCCTGTTGATATTCACCATCAAAATAAATAGGTGTATCGTATGGCAACAATTCATAATACATACGACTCGGAAAAAGTGAATTTACGTCAAATACAATACCTTGTCCGATCTCTTTTTCTTTTAGTTCCGGGTTTGCCCAAACAAAACCACCGCTGTAAGCAGGTCTTAAATCACTATCAACATTCATTTCTAAAGGTGGGAATATCTTTTCAAACGACATAGGCAACGTTTTCTTGAATGCGTCAAAGCTACAGCTAGTGGCTGTCATTTTGTTAAATCCTAATTTAAAACATTCATTCAATGCCATACCTTCAATATCAATATCATTAAAAAGATAATCTACTTCATGTGGTGTGAGCTCGTGTCCTATCTCACGTTTAGCCTTATAATCTAATTTTAATTTACGTATTGGTAAATTAAAATCATGTGCGATTTTCTCAATACTAAATGGAATTAATTTAAAACTATCCCATATTGTTGTTTTAGTTGATCTATAAATAGAATATTTCCACCAAATTTCTATAGAATACCACAGACCAGTATTCGATATAATTGTTTTAAAACAACCTGTTTTAGGCTTGTCCGAATACTCATAACCATTACTTAAAAGCCAACTCACAATAAACTCACCATCAAAGGCTAAATTGTGAAAGTATAATTTACGTGTTTTCTGTTTGCACCATTCAATAAACCCATCTATTGTATTACCATATTCTTTTATAGTGGAATCGCTGACAAAACTTGCACCCCAAGCCCACACACGGCAATCTAAAGGGTCGGTCGTGGTCTCAAAGTCGCACGCCCAAATCTCCTTGGGCTCTTTTTTCTTTGCCATACCACAACCCCCTTTACATTATTCTTTATATATAACAATTCCATCTTCAACATAGGCACGCCCGGTAAACACCGCTAAACTATCTCTTACATCCGCCATATCTTCCCGTATAGCTTTACTTAGTTGCTCATTCACAAATTTTTGATTTTCTGTATATTCACGGCTTAAGTCTAGATATTTAAATGAATCAATTGCCTTTCGTTCTTGATAAAACCATTTAACTAAATCTTTATCAGTTAATGACTTTATATCTTCTATTATTTGATTTCCTTCTTCTTCTGTAATATTCTTACCTTTTATTTGTTCTTTAATCGCTTTTTTATAGTTCTTTCTAAGCGTTTTAATTTTTTTGTTTTTCTTGGAGGTATTTTCCTTTAAACTCTCAATACGTTTATCTAATTGTTTATTATAACGATAGGATTGAATATTTACATGATGGATTGGCTCAAAGAATCCGCCGCGATCATCTTTTAAAACACTTAAAGCATTCTTAACACTTACACCTGTTGAAATACCGCCTTTTGTTTCTTTTAGTTTTGTTAGTCCAACACTTCTTGCTAGAGATCTTCTTTGTCGATTTTGTTTATCTATTAATTTATTTGCTTTCTCAAGATCATTTCTATTAAAAACAACGCCATATTGATTTTCAATGTACCTATTTTCACTATTGAATCGCTCAATTGATTTTAAATATTTGTTGAATTCCTTACGATCGTTAAAATCTTTTATAGAACGAATATCATTAAAAACAACATCCTGCCCCATGTTTTGCGCCTTTGTTGCGGTTCGTTTAGCACTTGCAATTGCATTTCGCAAACGCTTAACATCTTTTGTTGATTTTCGCATTTTAGCCAATTTAAACACCCCCTTTTAGCCAAAAATAAAAGGGTGTTTGGCTAAACACCCTTAATTAATAGGCTATTTAACAGCCATTGATAAATATTTATTGCTAGATGAGTTTGATTTCTTTTGAATAATTGTGACACATACCGGTTCTTTAGACCAGTCGTAGTTAAACACCTGTTTTAACTGCTTTAATGACTGTAAGAAAGGTTTACTATTAGTAGCATATGCCTTACCTTCTTTATCAATTACAGTAATTAACTTGCTACAGATAATTTCACCTGTTTTTTCATTTTCTTTTTCAACGTCTTGCACGATGTAACCTGTCAAATACAAATCCTTACCTACTTGATCGCTTAAACCTTCCGCATTATTTACCGCGTTGAATAAGTTAACACGTTGCTCATGAGTCATATCATCAGTTACAACTAATCCTGTGTTTTCCATTGCCATTACTTCATTTCCTAAATTTTCCATATTAATTTTTCTCCTTTTAATTTAAATATTGCTTTTTCAATTAATTTATTTCAAGTTGTCTAATTTTGTAACCAGCATAACAATTTACAACCTACATCGCTTTTTAGTGAAGTCATAACACTTTAATATTTTACATGACACACCTCCATTAATTCATCATATTTCATATTTATTAATACAAACCACATAACTAACATTACAATTAACATTATAATGAAATTTATGTATCTGTTTGATACCTTATAATACTTAAAATTACCTTTGCAATGCTGATAAATTTGATACACAGATAATAACACCCAAATTATAAAACTTGCAAGTATTAAATTATTATAAATACTCATAACCGCGTCTCTCGTTTTCTTTAATCATATCCTCAAGTGATACAGCGCCTTGTAAAACCTTCCGTTTAAATAACGTCATAGTACTATAGCGAAAAGAATAACTAGCTATTACACTCTTTGAATTTAATTTCCTAATATCCATTCGAATTAAATGCCTACGCTGATATACTAAATGAAAACCAAGTTTATAATCACACAGATATGTCTCTATAATATCAACGATCTTATTAATATTATCCATAGTTAAATCACTTGGATTATGCGAATGTTTGTAAATTCTACTCATAACGATACAACCCCAAATCCTCACCTAATTCATATAATACATCAATATAATCACAAAATGGAGGAATATAAACAACAGGTTGCCACCAGCTATAGTGCCAATAAACACTTACCTTAATATTATGTTTTTCCATCTGATCTAACATAGATGTACTTATTTGCCCATAAATAAAATTATAGACAACTTTTTTCAATTTACTTTTAGAAATATATTGCTCATTTCTAATACCGTCATAATCAATACAAATGTTTCTAATACTATAATGTTTCATTCTCTACATTACCTCCAGTTAAATATAATTTCACCGTTAACATACTTAAGTAATTCATCTGATAGATCAGTAAACTGTAAAACTAAATAATAAAAATCACTAATTGTTACATCGTCGTCTTTTAATGCATTCAATAAAATAATATTCATTGACTTAATATAGTTAACGACTAACTCCTTTTTAAATTCATCTTCATTTACAACCTTAATAGACTCTATAGCATTATTGTAAATATTTAATAACGTACTGTTATATAATTCTCTAATTGTCATTTCCATTTTTAATGACCCTCCTTCTTTGTACCCTAATTATACCACACCTATTCTAGAATACAAGTGTTTTTGTGATTTCACATAATCCACTACGTACCCGTGTGGGTCATTGTTTCACGTGGAACATTCTTACATGGTGTTAGATCACACGTAATTAGATCACACTGTGTGGTGCGGTGTGTGAGCGGAACTAGGACGAGCGGAGCGAGGACACACCGAGCGTAGCGAGGTAAGCCGAGACATGCGGAGCGTGTCGAGGTACTGCCGAACGTAGTGAGGCGGTGCGGTGTGGTGTTAGTTAGTGTTAACTAATGTTATGTTATGCGTGTTCATGTTCTGTGAACATGTGTACGCCAATGGGGAACATGGTTATGATGACACTCTTT